AAACGTTATTTTACAATTTAAACATATGATCTTTAAATCAAAAAACAACGCCATATTTTTCTAAAATTTAAAAAACTTAGCAACATTTTCATTTAAGCTTGGAAACGTCCATGAAAGATCACTATAAATTCCCTTCAACTTATTTAATAATACAGACTCAAACCCAAGATCTAAATCTGCAAATTTAGTTATAAAATCTATAAGAAATGGAGGATCATTAGTTCCATTAAATCCAATAACTTCTATTTTGTATGGATTCTGTTTTAGATTAATATAATACATTTTATCACCTTCAGTAAAACAAGTATATTCTTTATCTAATTTATGATATCGTAATAAATCGTTTGTATATATTGCTGCTTTTGTATTAATAGGACATTTAGTTGCTAATTTAGAAAATATTTCTGATTTTGATGGTGGAGAAGCAATATATTCTTTAATTTTTTTAACACCTGTTGGTTTAGCCATTTGTTTGTAAGTAAGACTTTTAAGATATTTTCTAAAATCAATAATTTTAACATCAATATCTTCTTTTTTCTTACCATACATTATATCCATTAGGATTTCTTTACCAAAATTTTTATATAATGGAACCATGTTTGATTTCATTATGTCTAAACCCATTAAAACCAATTCATCTACTTCTCTACCTTCTTTATTAACTATATGTTGAGCATATCTTCTCTTTCCTGACCAATATGCTTTTTTTATAATAGATTCAGATTTAAGATCAAAATAATGTCTGTCTGAATTTAATATTTTTTTAGCTAGAATGTCTTGATATTTGTTTAAAGTTAATTCAAATTCAGGTTTTATTATTTTTATTTTTTCAATAGTTTCTAGTTGATCAGTTAGGTCTAAATCAGGGTATCTTTTTTCTAGGATAGGTTCCATATTGATAAAGATACTATCAGTATCAGATGCTATAACAAATTTATTTATATCTTTTACTTCAAATTTCATAATTTACTTTCTAATATTTGATCTATATTTTTAAATTCAAGATAAGATATTCTTAATAATTTAATATTATTGTTTTTACAATATTTAGTTTTAATTTTATCTTTAAATTGGTATTCTTTCAATGATTCATCACCTCCAAAAAATTTAATTGATTGAGTGTGTAATTCTCCATCATATTCAACACAAGTATTGGTTGAAGGAATATAAAAATCAAATTTAAGTTTATAATCGGTTTTGGGATTAATACAACCTTCAAATGTTTTTTGTGTTTCATATTTAATTCCTAAATCATTTAAAAATTTAGCTATTTTTTCTTCTCCTATACTTCTTAAACATTTAGGACATTTTTGTCCAAAAAGATGATTATTAATTTGTTGTTCAAACCAACCATGTTTAGGACATTTTATTTCTAGTTTTTCATAATATCCTTTATAAGATTCCCAATTATATTCATAATCTTTATTTTTTAAATCTAAAATCTTTTGTTGAATTTGTTCAAATGTTAAAGCTTTTCTTCCATATTTTGCACAATTAGGACAACCTTGAGCTTTATTAACATGGTTATCCCAAGTATTATTAAACTCCCCATCACATTTCTTACAAATTATTTTTACTCTTTTATTAGTTTTTAAATTATCAGGTATAAATTTGTAATCATAAGATGAATTATGTACTTCATTTGCTTTTTTTATTTTATCTTCATTAGTCCAATTAAATCCTCTACATTTAGGACAACCAGATTTTTTATTAATATGATTATCTAAAGTAACATTCCATGAACCATGTTCAGGACATACTACTTCATATTTTTCCATAACTCCTTTGTATTCAATTATTTTAGAATAATCAAATTTATTATTATGTATTTCATTAGCTTTATTAATAAAATAATCGAATTTTTTATGTATAGGCATATATTGAATTATAACGATTTGTATGGTTATAAATATATGAGAAAGATTACTTCTTCAACATTTCTTCCATTATTTTATTAGCTTCTTTTATTGATTCTTTAATGAAGCGCTGACCAGCTAAAGTTATAGCTGATGAAAGGATTTTTCTTCCATCAGTATACCGCCATCCATTAATTGCGTAGCACCCATAAAGACTATTAAGTAATATTTTTAAAGAGTGTTGCATACGGTTGTAATGTTCTCCTAACTCAACATTCCCATCCTCAAATGCTTTCTCCATTAACTTCTTAACACTCTTTCTCTTTGTAAACCAATCCGCTAAAACCTTAGCAGCAATACTGTCAATATCTGTTTTAAATAAAGCTCCACTAGGAGAAATAGTTAAATTAGATTCTTCAATTATTCTAATTAATTCTTTTACTGTTAAATCTGTTTGTTTTTTCTTTTTATTTTCTAAAGTTAATATTTTATCAGGATCCATTTCTTTTAGATCTGAAAATCCCCACCAACAATCTTCTTTATCATTTCTATCCATAATCCTCCCAACATATGTTTCTATTCCTAAATTTAATGAACGAATAATACTTGGGTATAGAGAAGAATAATCATCATCAATTAACCAACTATAGAGACCTGGAATTGGGTCTAGTAAATAACCTCCAGCATATTCATCAGCAAATTCAAGAACTACTTCATCTGCATCAATGTAAATTTGAAAAACAAAATCTTTATTTTTATTGTAAGCTATTAATAATTTATCTTCTATTTTTGCCGTTAAATCATAATATTTACATCCATTCCTAAAATCATAATTATTAATAATACCTTCTAAATTTAACTTTTTAATTTTCTTTTTTATAGTTTTAAAAGCTTTTTTTACAGATTGAATATTTTCTTTAAGGGCAGGGTTGACTGTTGTGGGTTTATTAGGTGAAACTATATTTATTCTTTTAAGATAAGTAAGTATAGCTCCTTCATTTAAAACAGTTGCATAATATATCTGTTCGTATGGAACGTGGCAAAGGTGACATATAGTTTGAGATAATCCTATAAACTGCATCTTCTTATCTAATTCAATCAAAATATCAACATCTCGAATGTTATACTCAATGAATTTATCAATATCTTCTCTAAATAATTTATCTAGATTTCCATCTTCATATTCAATCTTTCCTAATTTTACATATTTTTCACCAATATCACCTAATTTATAACTTGGTTCTTGTTTTGTTATAAATTTTTTAAATAATAACATGTAATCAAGATGATTTAGACCACATAAAACAACAGGTTGTTCTGGGTCATAATCATTGAATTTAATTTCTCCTAGAGGTGATAATCTTGATGCTTCTTCTTCTCCAAATAAATTACATATTCTATAATACATGTAAGGAATATCAAAATAACCTGAATTCCATCCTGTGATAATAGTAGGATCTAACTCTTCCCATTTATCTAAAACTAATTTAATTAATTCTTTTTCAGATGTACAAGGTATAATTTGAGTTCCATTTTTCTCTACTTTATTTAATTGTTTATCTTTATCAATTATATAACAATATTTTGTTTTAGTAGTTTGATCATATAAAGCAATTGAAGTAAGAGGCATTGGTGCTTCTTTTATATATTCAGGTGTTAAAGCACCTCCAATCTCAATCTCAATATCAAAAAATACAATATTCTGCCATTTGGGAACTTCATCATCATCTTTATAAAGATCAATTAATACCCTTGTTTCCATAGGAATATCAATTTCATAATATTCTAATGGTTTTGTTTTATCACATTTTGATACAGGAGTAGCTCTTAAACCATCTAGAGTTTCATATTCCCCATTTTTATCTATTTTATAATAGGTAGGATAATAATCAAAATCAAACCAACCCTTTTCGCTATCACGAAGAAAGAATTTACGTTTTTTATAACTATAATAAGCACATTGATACATAACTTGAATATACAAAAAGGCTTGAATTTCTCCAAGCCTTTAAATTATTATTTTAAAAATTAATATTAAGATTCTTTAGGTTTTCTTCCTTTTTGTTTAGGAATTAATACTGGGTTTTCAACTGGGTATGTTATATGAGGTTCATCAAAATCAATAACTGTTTCTGTTTTATATACAGGTTCATCAAATTTAACATAATTCTTTAATTCATTCTCTAATTTCTCTATCAGATCCATTTGATCTTGATATTTTATATTAGGTCTAGAATTATAAGTAACTGTTTTTAATTCGTCTAAGAGTTGTTGTAATGTATTATCCATTATTTATATTTTATTATTTCCCACTTGAACCAATACCACCATCTCCACGATTTTGTTTGGATTTTAATAAATTAAATTCTTCTTCATTTAATTCTTGGATTTCATATTTAGGAATCTCTATTACAGCTATTTGAGCATATCTTTCTCCTTTTTCAATAACTACATCTTCATTTCCTAAATTATAAACTTTTACTCCTAAATTTCCAGTATAACCTGGGTCTACTGTTCCATAATGTGGAATCAAATCATATTTAAAACCTTTGGAACTACGTAATTGTATCTGCATCCAATAATTTTGTTCATCTGAAATAGTGAGATTTAATCCATTAGGAATTATTGCTGTTCCTTTAGAAGGAATAGTTGTTGTTTCTGTACAAGTAATATCAAAGCAAGCACTAGTATTATTATAGGCTACTTTTGGTACTATGGCGTCAGGATGTGCTTTATAAGCATAAATTATAACTTTATTCATATTTTTATTTTTAGTCTAATTTTAAACCACTATCATGTAATATTTCTCTTATAATTTCTCTATATTTATTAGCTATTTCAACTTCATCATTAGTTGCTAATTTAGAATCATCTATAATACTAGTTCCATATTTAACTGTAGATCTCAATTTTTGATCTAATTCCCAAACAAAATGTTTCCATTTCCAACCGTTTAAGGATGTTTGTATTTCTTCTTGTTCTTCGATACCATTAAATTCTAATATAACTTTACTCATGATCTTTATTTAAATCGTTTAAATGAATATAAATTCGTTCACTAACTATTTTTTTCCAAGTATTAATTCTTGATTGTGAAAAACTATCTTTTTGTTTTGGATCTAGGAGAATCATAAGATTACCTTCTAATTCTGATTCAAGAAAGGATAGGAGTTGTTCTTTAGTTAAGTCCATTAGATATTAAATCCTTGTCCATTTTTAGAAATTGCGTGAAGAAATTCTTCACGAATCAAATTATTAGGTTCCATAAATACACCACTAAATTTGTTTGTTGTCATTGCACTAGTTGGATGTTTGATTCCTCTATTTGAACAACACATATGTTTAGATGAAATACTTACTGCTACTGAACCACATTCCATTTTATCTGAAAGGAATTTATGAATTTGAGTTGTAAGAGATTCTTGCATTTGAGGTCTACGAGCAAACCAATCAACAATTCTATTTAATTTTGATAAACCAATTACCTTGTCGGGGTTTGGAACATAAGCTACAGATGCATAACCGATGAAGGGTAGATTATGATGTGCACACATTGACACAACTGGAATTCCAGTTTGAATTACAACACCATCATAGTTATCTTCATTTGGAAAAACTGTTACATCTGGTTCTTTGGTAACTGAACCAATAATTAAATCTTTCAACCATGCTTTTGCTACTCGTTTTGGAGTATCAACTGTTTGTCTATCTGCTGTATAATCAAATCCAACTGCTTTAAGAAATTCACCATAATGTTTAGCTGCTTCTACAATCATTGATTCAATTTCCTCTTTGGTGCGAGGTTGGTTTTCGTTTGCTTTTTGTATATATTTCATAATTTGTTTTATAATCTAAATATAAGAATTATTTTTTAAGATATCAAGAGTTAATTAAAGATCTTATTTTAGTTCCTAATTCTTGGTCGTTGGGAGTTGTTTCTACTAATTTTTCTATTTTTTCTTCTAAACTTATAAAAAATGGAATTGAATAAGATGAAGATTTTATAAAGGGATTGGGTTCATTAAGTTTATTTCTCATATAGTTATTAACTTCGTTCCCAAATTTACTTATTTCTTTATTAAGTTGTTTTCCTAAATCTTCCCATTCCTCATCAGTGTATTTATCTCTTAAATTTCCCATTTTATACCCCTCTTAAATCATTATAAGCCACAATATGAGCTCTTCCTGTAAAATTAAAACCACGTTTAATACATTCTTCCATTACATAAGCATAATTTGGTTGTAATTTATCAAATGTATCTCCTGCAGGCATAACCCAAACTTTATGATCTGGAATTTTATGGATATCTATAAAAGTATCAATTTCATCCCACATTTCAGGTTCATTTCTGTCTACTACTGGTTTAAAATGATAATCAATATGGTAATTTAATAATTTATCAATTACATCATGGTTCATTCTAAATTTATTATGTTGATCAATCATTTTTTGATCTACTTCCTTACCACCTGGTGTTTTAACTCCTAATTTAGGAACTGAATTTGAGAATTTGGGTGATAATGAAATTAAATCAATTTTATAATTTGTTTCTATAAAATGAGATCCTTCTGTTTCAAGAGTTATATGCATTCCTCTTGTTTGCTTAGCAATATTAATGATTTCATTAACCATTTCAGGATACATTGTTGGAGAACCTCCTGTAATCATCATATGTTTGATTTGAGGATTATCCTTAATCATTTGTTCAACATCGTTGATTGAATATTTTGCTTTTTCTGGATGAATAGAAGTATAAAAAGAATCACACCATCCTCCTTCACCAAAATAACAACGGTGAGTACAACCTGTGAAGCGTACTAAAATGTTTGGGTAACCTGCTTTACTTCCTTCTGTTTGAATACAAGTATAAAGTTCAAGTATACCTTTCTTTTGTGATTTTTCTTCTTCTGTCATTATGTTTTCCCAAAGTTTATTCTTCATATATACTTGAATTATTTTTATTTTCAAAACATTCTACCCTAATTACTTTACATCTTCCACCATCAGTTTTAGATAATCTTTCATTAAATTTTTCATAAACTAATCTAGCAACTGATTCGGCTCCCATCTTATCCATAACAATTAATTTACAAATTCCCATTTGTTCCATTGACTGGAATATGTCTAAATAAGGATCATCTTTTTCTATTAGAGTTGTGTGATCGAATTGTTGATCTAACCATTCTCTAAGACCATTTCCTTTGGGAGGAGCTTTGAAACCACCATAATCGCATATCCAATTCATACTATCAAGTTGTTTTTCTACATCAGGTTCATTTGATGCAAACCATACTTTAATTTCAAAAGCATATCCATGAAGTAATTGGCAATGACTATGTTGAGCTTTCCATTGTCTTAAGGCAACAGAGAAGTTATCAAAATTTTTAGTTGAAAGATATCTAGGCATATTTCTTTGGTAATAATCTTTTAATTTTTGTTAATAAATTTTTTCTAGGTTTAATTCCTAATTCTTTTAAAGGAGTCCATTTTACGTCATATATTCCTGAAACAGGAACAGCAACTGTAATTTCTCCATCTTCTTCTTTACAAATAGCTATAAAACCATAACCTTCACAAATCCATTTTTTATAATATCCAGGTTTTAATCTTCTAGCTTCCCTAAATATACAAAAATCTCCTTCATCATTCAAGAATTTTTTAGCATATTGATTAGAGAATTGTGACATTAACTATTGTAAAACTGAATAATTTGTTCTAATGTTCTTGGTCCTGTAAATCGTTTGATTTCTTGATCTCCATCAGCCATAATAACTGTAGGAATAGAACTTACATTTGCTCTTTTAGCTCTATCTAATTCATAATCAATATTGATTATTTCTACAGGAATTCCTCTTGTTATTGCTTGTTGGATTGCAGGAGACACAATCTCACAATTTGGACACCATGGTCCTTGAAAGTAATATAGTTTTTTCATATTTTATTTTTATTTAATTTTTAAATTTCCAAATAAAACCATAAGAGGTTTTAATTCTATTATTAGCACATAATCCTATTTGACTATTTGTTGGTTTTAATCCTATATAAACACAAGCTTCTCTTATTGAATTGAATTCTCGAATAAAATTTCCCTGAAGATCAAATTGTTGAACTATTTTAGCATATTTTCCGCCCCAAGTATTTTTTCTTCCTTTAAGGAAACTTCTAGTATCTTTAATTTTTTGTTTATGTTCTTCAGTAAATTTTTTACCTTTATTAGATTTAGAAAGACCTTTGTTTGTTTTGCTAATTTTATCTCCTCTTTCTTTGTTATTTTTTATTTTTTCACCTATTTTATCTTTAGTTTTTTGAGTATGAGTAGTTGACCCACCACCCCCATTATTTTTATTTAATAAAGTAAAACCCCAAGATTTATAAAGTGATATATAATGTTTTTCCCAAAATTTCCATTCAGAAATAGGAACCTCATCTATAATTTCCATCATTGTATCTTTTCCTAAATTATATTTATGACCTATAATTCTTTTTGTTTTGACATCAGAATTAGTTTTTCCAATATAGATGGGGATTTGATCTCCTCTATGTAAATAATATATTTTTGTTGTTTTCATCTATTATACATATTGTAAAAAACAGTTTTTACACCAAAAATATGAAGAAAATTTATTTTTTGTTTTGTATTTTATCTCTTTCTAATTTTAATAAACCTGCTTTTTCATAATCTTCTTTTGAAACAGCTTCTTTAATTTCATTTTCAATTTCAAGTAATCTTGATTTTTTATCAAAAATAGGTTCACTTGATACAGAAGTAATTGTACTTGTTCCATCAAATGATGTAAAAGTTTTTACAGTAGTTTTTATACCATTTGTTTCTTCAACAGATTCTTCTACTTTGCCTTTTTTCTTTAAATCTTCCCAATCATACTCTTGACCATCAAATGATTTTTGATTGAAATTCCAACCACCAAACATATTTCCAAAAGTATCATTAGTGTTAAAATAATCGTTAAACATGTTTTACCTCCTTTTTCTTATGTTCATCTAAAATTTGTTTCACATAAACTACTACTTCTTCCCAAGGACGTCCTATAACTTCTCCATTTGGAAGAACTTCTGCATAGCGGACAGGGTCTGGTCTCCCTAGTTTTAGGAATGCTTCTACTCGTTCTACTGAAGATGCTGATTTGAAATCACTTGCCCATTCTGTTTGATAGGCTTGTAAATGATCAATCCATTGTTTTTTTATTTGGATTGGTTTATAACTTGTATTAGTTCTTTTATAAACTTCATCAAAATCTAAACCTAATATTTCACAACATTTTAGACCATCTTCTAAAATACCAAATTTATCAGTTTCCATATAAGGAGCATAAAAATCCACTTTATCTGAATTCCAATTTCCTATTTTAAAAGCATGTAAATCAGCTTGTCTAAATTCCTCAGTTGTATCCAAATAAACTGTATGGTCACCGCTATGAATTCCTAAAGCAATTTTACATTCTGAATTATTTTGATTAGCTATTGATAAGGCTATTGATTGAACTATACTTGAAAATATTTTATTTCTATTTTCTACAACTGTAGATTTCATATTATCTTCTGCATAATGTCCTTCAGGGACTTCAGAACCACCTTCAACTAAACTGGAGTTTAATAATTCGGATAATCCCTCTATTTTAATGATTTTATGATGGATTGGGTAAAAAGAATCCATAATATGATTAGGGAAATTATTATTTTGATTTAAATATTTTACTAATTCAGTAGCTCTTTCTAGTTCAATTTTATGTTTTTGTCCATAATCTATAGAAATACATTGAACAATATAACCTTTTCTAAGTAAATGTAATAGTAAAGTACTTGAGTCCATTCCTCCCGAAAGAGATAATACAGCATATTTTTGTTTATTTTCCATATTTTTATAAATTAAAAAGGTAATTTATCATCTACCATATTGTTAGTACTAGATTTAGTTGATGAATTAAAATAAGTATTTAAAAATTCACGATCATATAACATTACTTTACCATTATAATTTTTGGTATTAACATCTCTAGATGATGTTTTTGATTTTAATTCTTTAGCTTTAGTATAAACTTCTTGTCCTAAAGCTCCTCCTGCAGGTTTTCCTAAAAACTCATACAAGGATACAAATTGTGTGTTATTTTCCATTTTATTAATATATAAAAATTTATTTAAATTTACAAGTTTTATTAATGTAATCCATCATCTCCTATAGATCCTAATTTAACATACATTCTTTTCTCAGATATTTTCTTTAATAAAGAGATCATACCTGAATCTAAATTATGTCTATTTTTATAAATCTTATCAAGAATATCTTTTAGTTCTTGTTCGATGTAAGGGTTGATTTGAGATGAGTTAGGTTCGGGGTTTTTTGTAATTTCCTTACCTAATTCTATTTCAAATTGATTTTTTAAATTCCAATCACCTTGTGATCTATCAAAAAAATTATGTGTTTTATTAAATCTATCCATTCTGCAATTAGGACAATTAAATAAATTTTGTCCAGGGTGTTTTGCACATTCTCCTATATTCATATTATTCAGATATTAATTTTTTAATATAATCTTTATTTTTTAAAATATATTGTTTAAAATAATTCAATTCTCCTGGATTTAAATTAAGATTGTGGGGTTGAATGTAATAATTAGGATGTTTTTTTCTCCATTTTATATGATATTCTCTAATATATTTTCTATATTTTTCAGGGTTTCTATCTCTATGTTTTTGTGATTGTTTTCTCCAATGTTCTTTTAAATATTCTTCACCTTTTTCAAGAAGTTTTTTCTTTCTGGTTTGATATGATTTTTTCGAATAAAGTTTTATTTTATCAGGATTATTTTGTTTCCATTTTTTTCTTTCTTCAACATTTAATTTTCTGTTTTGTTTTAATTTTTCAGAATTGTTTTTATACCATTCCTTTTTAGTTTCTTTAGAATTATTATATAAACATTTTTTACAAGTACTAGAATAACCATCTTTACATCCAGATGATTTTTGGAATTCTTTTAATTCTTTATTATTACCACAACCTTTACAATTTTTCATAATCCATTTATTTCTTTAAACATTCGTATATTATGGTCTAACAACGTCATATTAATATCGTCTTTATTGATATGGAAATTGTCATTCATACATGATTTCGGTTTTATAGACAGTCCAAAACCGTTATATGACAAATTATCTAGTGTTGCCATTACTGGATTACTAGTATCTATACTTTCTATACAAGGGATGTCTTGATACCAACCAAATTCACCCGGAATTGAACAACCTAATAAATGGATTCGATCTTTCTTAGTAATTAAATCCATCTCAATTAACTTACTTATTACTTGAACTCGTCCTAAGGCTTTACCAATATTTTTGTTTGGGTGAGGACATATTTCATTATAATAAGAGGCTCCATAACTAAATGCGATTTTTTTATAACCTAAATCTTTGTAGGTTTGATAACATATTGCTGCTTCAGATAATGATTTAGCTTGTACTACTGCTATAAATGTTGTATTTTTAAAACCATGTTGTATAGCGGCCCATTTTTTAGCTGAAACTATTGATTGAGTTTTATCTTCCCAATAGTCAGGAATAAAGAAATTACTTGGTTGAAGTTCCTGTAACCAATATAAAAGTCTCTCATCATTATACGGCTTTAAAAGTTCGTGTAAAGAATTATCTAAATAAATTTCAATACCTTTATCTCTACAATCTAGAAAATGTTGTTTATATTCTTCATTTTCATCCATTAAGTGAGGTAAGCAATACTGGTAATCCGAAAATTTTAATCCTTCTTTTAAAAGACATAAAGGTACTTCGTGACTTATTTTTATTTTATTCATTTCTTAATAATTTAAAAAATTCTTCTTCAAAAACAATATTATCAGGAATTTCACCTGCCTTAAACCAAAGATGAGCCATTTGTTGAGGAGTAAAACCACTCAATAATTGTCCTTTACCAGAATAAGCTATATAAAAATCAGTTGTTGGATGTTGTCTAGCAAATTCATATAATTCTGAAATTTCATATTTTATATCTTTGGTAGGGACTGATGGATGTTTGAATTTAGTTAAATCTTTAGTTACAATTCCATAACTTTGACCCATTAATCCTCTAGCTTGACCATATTTAGCTCCAAACTTGGTTTTAGCTATTAAAGCAGCTCCTTTACCATGTCTCCCTTGTGGATTACTTCCAAAAACAAAAATACCATTGTTTGGAAGTTTATCTATTTTACCTTTGTAGGTTTTCATAACGATTTTTTAATTAAATATTTTAAAGTATCATAAATTATTAAAGCTAGTATTATTTTTAGAATCATTAATCTTCAGGATAAAATTCAGTAATTGTTTGATCTTTTAAATCTTTACTATGTTTATGTTGTACTGCTTCCCAATGTCTAATAAAAATAGCATCATCAGAAGTTACATAAATAACATCTAATTGCTGACCTAAATCAGTTTCAAAAATTTTATTTGCTTGTTCTTGAGTCATAACTTTAATTTATAATAAAACAACATTTCTTAGCAATATTGTAATCTAAAGACATATAACTTTTACCTTCAGATTGTTGTTGTAATAACCATTCTCCAGAATGTTGTTGAAAAATAACTTCACATTTAATTCCACTATTTGAAACTAAAGATTTTTCATAAATCTCATTATTATTTATATCTTTAAAACCAGTGTATTGTCCTAAAGTTTCTTCTTTAACAGCATATTGAATAATATCACCTTTATTATTCATTTGAAGAATTAGATGTTCTTTATCTACTTCATCAAAATAATAACTTCCATAAATCCATTCATCTCCTATAAGTGGTTTACCTCTAAATTTTATTTTTCTCATACTCTAAATATAAGAAAATTATTTTGAGAAATCAAGATTTATAACCTTTTTCTATAAGTTCTTTAATATATAAAAGATAAATCCAATCAGTAGATAGTTTCATTTAAAATTATTTGAAATTAAATTACACATATTAATAAAATAATCTTGATCATAATCGTTTTTCATCATGTTTATATCTTTATGAACTAACTGAATATTATCTTTTATATAACCTTTATCAGAATTTATTCTATCAAGAGAGGCGGTACATATTAAATCATATTTGAATTTTTTCTTATGTTTTATATGACTTGGTCTTTCTGTTAATTGTCTAAAGTTTTGGTTTTTAAAATCAATAGGTATTCCAGTTAAAGCACATTTTTTATCTTGTTTAATCCATAAATTATAAACATCTTCTAAAGTAATAGAAAATTCAAATTTATTAGATCTATTAGTATATCTGGAAAACCAAGATCCCGGGATTTCTTTGTAACCCTTAAAGGATTGGTGATTTTCTCCTCTATTCCCATGTCCACAATTAAAACATCCTTTAGATTGACCTTTTATTAAAGTTAAACATCTTATATATTCTTTAATTCCACAATCACAAATACATAAAATAATAGATTCTCTATTTTTAGGATGAAAAATTATATCATTATTTAATATTGACCAAGTTCCAAATCTTTCATTAATTTTAAATTTATCTTTATATTTTGAGGTTTTCATATGTTTCTATTATACATATTATATTCTCAAAAAAAGCATTATCTAAAATCAAACAATTTCACAGTTTCCTGAAGCACATGCTAATTCATCTTGTCTAGCTGTATTATCTTGAACTTCGATTACTTTTGTAAGGTCAATCTCATGTAAAGATTTTACCATCTCTTCATATTCTTCTTTAGTAATATCAGTATATGGAGCTTGAGTATATGTGTGATCTGAAAATGGTAAAAATGACAATGCTGTAAAATATTCTCTGTTTTCAAATACCCATTCACCTACTTCACTCCATTCATTAGGTTTAATTGTAACTGTTGCAGAAACATTATGTTGATTAGCACCTTTTCTATAACCTGGTTTAATCCATTTTTTATTTATTAACTTAATTCTTTCTAATAAATCTAAAGCTGTTTCATATTTTCTTGTAATAGCACCTTCAGGAGCTTTTTGAGGAATATTTACGATTGATTGGATTGAAGGTTTAAAGAAATCATCTTCTAGCATTTCTGGATGATAAATAGAAAGATAAGTGTATAATGATTCATTTTTACCTAAACGAATTCTTCTAATATAATATTCAGAATGCCAAGCATGAATTCCACTTGATGTTCCTAAAACTAAAGATGTTGTTCCAGATGGTTTTACGGTTGTAACTCGAGCTGCTTTATTAATTCCTAATAATCCAGCAACTCTCTCATTTTCATCACAAGCAACTTTGGCTGCTTCTTTCATATCTAATTTTAGAACATTTCCAGAAGCTATTCCTGTCATTCCAATTCCTAATAAGGCTTCTTTTTCTGTTGTTTTTTTCCAAATATCTCTTAAATAATGGAAATCAGTATATGATGCTTGTAAAGTTCCTATAAAAGCAGCTGCTTTACATCTAGCATTGTATTCTTCTTGTGTTTCAATATCTGAAGCATTTATTTCACATAAATTACAGAATTGATTTGCTTTAAGATTAATTTCAGCACATGGGTTAGTTCCAGCATCCTTATCATTTGTAAAAATAAAACCAGGTTCACCTGAATTTGATAATTCTATTTTTTTCCAAAGGTTTAAAAATGTTTCTTTATCAATTTTACTTCTTAAAAGTACTGCTGAATTGTTTGCTCTGCCTCTTTGAGGATTGGTCTCCCACCAATTTCCGAATTTACAAGTTAACATTTCTTCATCATCAAGATCAAATAGAGCTATTAAAGCTGCTCTACGAATTCCTCCTGATAAAACAGCATCTGCAAGATGGCAAATTATATCATGACATTCTACAGAACTTAATTTTTCTCCATCATTTTTTCTATCTAAAATAGATTGAACATGAATTAATGCTAATTTTAAAGGTTCAGGTCCTGGTGCTTTTCCTCCAACAGTAATCAATTGAGATCCTTTAGGTCTAATATCTCTAAAATCAAAATTAGGTCTTGAAGCAACTTGACCAAAATAAGATTTCATTAACATTCTAACAGCATCAGCCCATCCTTCAATACTATCCCCAACTAGATATCTTTTTGATTTTAAGGGTTTTCTAATATCAGGTAAATTTTCTACGTGATGAGTTTGAACTGAATATCCTACTCCACATCCAGAAAGTAATAAAAACATAATTTCAGAAAATGCTCTTGCATCATCTATTGGAAGATATGAACAATTAAATATTCTTGCATTGTTTATTTCAATAGGTTTACCTGAAAATTGTAGTGAACGCATTGAAGGTAATACTTTTTTATCATAAACAAATTTGTAAGCCTCTTCAATTTCATCCTTAAGATTAGGGAAACGTTGTTGATGCATTTCTTTATTTCTTGTTACTAACTCATACCATGTTTCGCGTCTTTCTAATTCAGGTATATATTTTGAATATTTTAAATGGGTTGTAATTTCAGATAAAATCTGTGATTCTTTACTTAACATATATTGATTTTATTTTGTAGCTATAAATATTTAAATTGTAATTTTATTTTTCTAATTCGAAAAATTTCTTTTTAAGTTCTTGCTTTTCTTCTTTAGAAAATGAATTGTTGAAACCATTTTGTTTATTTTCTGGTGGAGATTCAACATCAAATTCTTCTTCATCGATTTCTATATGGCCAGTCGATGTATCAATTTTTGGGGAAAAATATGTTACTCCATCCATTCCATATCTATTTCCCATAAAATGCCATCTTCCAGTTCCTTCTAATCTGTCTTTACGACCTCTAGCTAAGGATATAACTATATCACCAATCATAATTTTATCAAATGAACCAGCAATATGACTACTTTCTAGAATTTCTTTTTCAGCACCTGTTCTATTTGCCTGAGATGGGGATATTAATGGAATTTCACGTTCTTTTGCTAATCCTTTAGCATCTGTAAAAATATCATCTGTATCATCTTTACGTTCTGCTCTACCTTTATTTCTATTTTTTAATAGATCTAAATAATCAATTGCAATTCCATGAATTTTAATTTCTTCTTGGTTTTGAGTTTGATCAAGATGTTGTTCAATTGTTGTAAGTGATGCTCGTTTTGGTGGATATCCTTTAATAATGATTCTACCTGGAATTGTCTCCATTACTGCTTCAACTTTATCTCTATGTTTATCAATTTGATCTACTGGGATTCCAGTAAAATAAGCATCAAAACGTTTTCCAACATAATCTTCACTTAATTCAAGTGCATAATAGATCATGTTAAATCCTTGTCTTGCAGCTTCAGCTACCATAGCAATCACAGCCCATGATTTTCCTCCTTTTGGATTACCAAAAACAAGTACTAAATCACCTTTTCCATAACCACCTTGAGTAATTTTGTTAAATGTTTTCCATGGAAAAGCAATAGGACATCTATTATCTTCTCTATATCGAGTTTCAATATCTTTTTTATAATCAGTTCCTAGATTTCTATCTTGACCTGATCTAAGAGCAATATCTACTTTTGATCTAATTCCATCATAATCACCTAGTTTTAATAGGTCAATTGATTCTGAAATTGCTTTTTTTAATTTTTGATTTTTACAGAATTTACTAAATTCTTGTTTTACATAATCTAAATCATTTTCTTCAGAAGCTTTATAAGCTGCTTTTAGTTGTTCTTTAATAGATATTTGTAAAACTTCATTTTCAATTTTTTTAAGTTCTATTTTTAGAACTTCCATTGTTGGAGTAGTATTATATTTTTGATAATACTTTAATATTTCTTTTATAATCCATTTACTTCCTTGATTATCCCAATCCTCTTCACTTAATGCATCATTTATATTCTGCAAAAAAGCTTTATCAGTTAATAAAGCAGAGAGGACTTTGGTTTGAAATGCACTACCATAGGAGGTAATACTATTTAATGTTGTCATATATAACTTTTATTTTTATTTAAAATTATTTAAACTTGAAAATGTATCTCTTAACCAAAATGAAGGATTTTTAATTGTTTTTCCTAAACCATCTTCATTATATAATCTTAGAAATGGTTCAACTTTTAGTTTTTCAACTGGAGATTCAATTAATTGATTAATTAGTTCTTTTTCATCATCATCAACTAAAGGATTATGTAAATCCATTACCTTATATTGATTTTCTAAATCTTTTAATCCAAAAATAACTCTAGAATAAATAACGTGTTGATCATATTTTTCTTTACTAATTTCTACTATATCTTTAAATTCCATAGCTTTACCTGCTAATTCAGGAAAAAATTTAAGTAATTTACCTTTACCTAAACCTTTTACACCTGGTAATTTATCCGAATTATCTCCGATTAATGTTTTGTAAATAATAAAATTCTCAGGAATAATACCATATTCTTTTATTACTTTGTCAGGAGTGTAAAATTCTTTTTTAACAGGACGATAAGCTGTTATTTTATTAGTAACTAATTGAGTATAATCTTGATCAGCAGAAACTATAAATACTTTAGAATTATATTTTGCAGCTAGAGTTTTACTAATATAAGCAATAACATCATCAGCTTCAACCTTATCCATTGACATTACCTTAATAGGTAAACATTTTAAATAATGAATTAATCTAACGATTTGATCTATTTTAGCAGAATTCTCTTCTTCAATATTATTAAAAATATCCCAATTTGTTAATCGAGTAAGATTTCGACCAGATTTATATTCAGGAATTAGGTTCTTCCTGTTAGTGGAAGAACCCTTTCCGTCAAATGTAATATAAACTGATGTTGGTTTGATTGTATAAATCAATGAACCCAATGATTTTAAAAAACCACCTAATCCACCAACATGAACCCCTTCTTCATTTACAAAATTAATCATGGAAAAATTACGAAGGAATAAATTCAATCCATCAATAATCATCACACGATCATGAACTTTGAATGTGGGTTCTTCACTATCTTTTGTGATAGTATCAAACAGTTTAAAAAATTTATTGCTCATTATCTCCTTCTGCTTCAGCTTCTAATAAATCAGTAATATCTTTTTTCTCATCCCATTCAGCATTATCTTCTTTGGTTTGGAAATCACCACTACCTAAAATATTGAACCATTCGTGAGAATGATCTTTTTTATATTTAGTTATAGCATAAGGACTATCATCAATAAATCCATGAACTGTACTAACTATTGTTCCTTTTGTTGTAATACCATTTACATGGTTTTTATCACAAGAAATTTTAGTTCTTAAAGCAAATTCAACTTCTTTCTTATCTTTTACTGCTTTAATTTTAGAAGTACCTGAATTGGTGATATTTCCAAATGTTAAAACTAATGAAGCATCATAAAAAAATGTATCACCACCTTTATTAGTCATTCTAGGACGAGCCATAGGGCCTTCTGCTGGTGCTACACCTGTTTTATTAATGATTAAAAAGGTATTTGTGTATTTTTGATCTTCTTTTCTTGATAAAACAATTTTCTGATTTACAAAATTACCAAATTGAGTAGCAATAGCTCCTGCATTCCACATTGGATTATTTTTACCTTGTTCAATACTCATTTGGCAAGGAATAGATCCTACTGAATCCCAAACAAATAATAAATCATAAGGTAAATTTCCTTTATGTTGTTCAGTTAAAAGATCTACAATATGATCAGCAATATCTTCTATTGAATTAAGAGTACTTCTATCTCTATAAATAAAAAATCCTTTATAATCAATAACATTCCCATCTTTATCTTTGATTTCATCCATCTCAAAACCCATTGTTTTAAAATGATTCCAATCATGTTTCATCTCAGTAATCATTAAAACAGGAAGAACTCCCATTTTCTGAGCATTAACTATAGCTTCAATAGAAGTAGTACTTTTTCCAGTATTACTTTTACCTCTAATCATAGTGATATGACCCATAGGAATACCAGGAATAGATAAAGCTTCTTGTAATGCTTCAGATACAGGAATCCATTTTTGATCCTTAAACTTAACACTACTATTAAGCATTTTTTTCTCCTTGAATTTATCTAAATCAAAATTCTTTTTCAATTCGTTGGAGACCGCTTCCGATAAGGAAGCGGGTTTATCCTTTTTAGCCATTTTTTATAAAATTTTATTAATTATTTTTCTTCCTCAAACAACGCATCAAATTTATCCGCTTTGGATTTTGGTGTTGTTTTTGCTACAGAAGGTTTCTTTTCTTCTTTTTTCTCATCTTTCCAAGGAAGATCATCATCTTCTTCAGTTTCAACTTCTGAAACTACAGTATTAGGAGATTCTTCAGTTTCTTCTGGATTAATGTATTTGTAAAGAATAGTTTTTAATTCTTCAAATGTCTTTTTATAAGTTAATTGAAGATCTAAAATATTAGGTTGTTCTGCTAACCATTTTTTTACTAATTTAGCATCAGTACTTAATGGAGATGGTTTTGGTTTGATTTGGAAAGTACATTTTAAATACTTAGTTCCATTTAATTCAGCAGGTGTTGCAGTAACTGTGAAATCACGTCCTTCTACTACATCTGTGTAATCACCATAATCTTCATCTTCAGCAATTGAAAGTAACATTTGGTAATTTTCTTTATTAATTTCCCATAATCTTACTCCTTTATCTTCTTCCCCACGAACAATAATTGGAGCAAATACTCTCAATTTTGGTTCAAGTTTTCCAGCTAATTTCCAACTGTCTTTATCAAAGTCTCCATCTTTCAATTTTGAAGCAAATTCAACAATTGGATCTTTTTCATCCCAATTTGTTAAAGCATAGATTGGGAATCTACCAATACCATAATGTAAGAATACTTCTTTAAATGGATTAATTTCATTTTCTTTGAAATCATTTGGTGAAGGTACAAAGCGAATTTGATGTTTTCCTTCTGTTTTAGGTTTCCAAACATATAGACTCATGTCTATTTTTTCTTTTTTTTCACCTTTTTGTTTTGGTTGCAACGAACTTAATTTGTTGCGGATTTGGTTGATGTTCATTTATATAACGATTTATTAATTTACAACCTTTAATATACTAAAAACTATTTGTAAATCCAATTATAAATTTACGATTTTGAAAATCTTTGTTTTTAGCTGTTTTAACTCACCTTGTTGAGTTAATAGAATAGTATTTCTATAATCATTCCAATTAACCATAAAAGCACGATCTGCTTTTCCACCATTTAGAGTACCTATTAACTCATTAAGTGCGTTTAATGAATATAAGGTGTTGGTTTCTTTTTTTCTATGTACCATAATAGTATTATCAATAATACCTTCTATGTTACCTTGTTCAATATTATAAGTACAAACATATTCTTCATTACTAAGTACTTTAAGTACAAATATTTTATTATATAATATAGAATATTTACCAGTTATATTAGCTAGTAAAGTCTCTAAATTATCTAAAGATGTAAATGTACAAAATAATTTATTTCCCACAAAATTTAAGTTGGAGTTTGCTTGTATAAAATCATACTGGTTATACATATTATCAGTTTCTGTCAAAATCATAATTAAGTCCTCGTTTACTTTTAAATTTTAGGTTATTGTTTGTTATTATATTCTCTATTTCTACTAATATTTCTTTTTCATTCTTATTAACATCGAAACAAAATGAATCATATGTGTATAAAATTAATTGAGTTTGTTTATTTCTCAATAATTTTAACATCTCCCACATCATTTCAACATTATAATAAGTTTCAGTTGCCTGGATAATATAACTTAATAATTTTGGTGGATTCATATCCTTTAAATTATCTTTTCTGAATATAAGATTAAATTCTTTAATCTCAAAGACACCTGTATTTTCAAATATTTCCCATATCTCGCCAAGATATTGTTTCATTTGTTTAAAAAATTCTATATGTTCGTATTTTTTATAAACACCACCATACATCTGTTTAATCATTTCTACTTTGGCATCGTTTATATCAATATTTGCTTCTCTAGAAAAATATTCATAAGGTAGTTCATCACCAAAATCAAAACCAATCATTTTAGCCACTAATGTTGGGTGATAAGCTGTTATATCATATTCAACAAAATAATCATTTTTAGGTACAAAACACTTACGTCCTCCATCATCCTTTTTTAATGCTGCAAAATTAATATTATTAAAACTGTTAGATGGTCTACCAGTCATAGTATTTAAATTATAATGCGTGTATATTGTATTATAATGTATAGAATACATTTCATTGTGTGGATCATAGTACTTATTGAAAAGATAAGGATCTATTCTAATACCGTTACTTTCAACTATATAAAACACCTTAGAAGCTTTATCTAAATATTTTTCATTACCACTAACACAATAGTTTTTTACTTGTTCCCAAATCAATTCGCATTTTTCATAATGTTTAACTATAGGAATAATTTTATTTAAATCAAATTTAGATTCATATTTTTGATAGTAAAAATTGTGGGTAGTTGTTGTTGGGTGAGAGTATGATAAAGGTATTTCTATATTTACAAAATTTTTAACATTATAAAAATATAATAGTTGTTTTTTATCACGGACATATATTGTGGTAAATGTTTGTAATATAGTGTTTATAAACGTATTATTTAATGAAAATGTATCATCATGCGAAATACATAACATATAACCTTTATCACCATTACACGGTTTAATATAAAGTGCTATAATTTCGTTTAGGATAGGATGATAATTATCATTGTTATAGATTGGTTCCAAAAATACCTCTTGATACTCTTTATTGTAGAATTCTTTGAGTTGATCTCTAGATTCGATTAACCAATATAACATATGATTTTAATAACCTTTGTATTTTTAAATATAAGAAAAGGCTTGGATTTCTCCAAGCCTCTAAATATAAATTTTTAAATAATGATTAAAGATTTATAATTGTTCTAAATATATTCTATATTCTCCATCTTCTTCTCCTAATTCAAAATCATATTTCCATATTGATTTTATCATATTTTCTAATCCATTATATCCTATTTCATCTATTTTGTCATTATCTATAATATCTAATGAAATTTGGATTGTTTCACCCTCAAGAGCATCATCAATCCCATCATCAATAGTTTCATATTGGATAGGTTCAAATAAATCTTTAAATTTATTATTAAAATCTAATATAAATTTTCTATAAATTTGTTGATTATTTATAAAAGATTGGTTTTCTTTATTTTCATCTAATTTAAAGAGATCAGGATTAGATAATGTTATCGTTGATGTAGTTGAAAGTTCAACATCACCACCTTCTATGTTTTCAATTTTATATTTAATGTTATTTTTATCTAATATTGTTTTCATAGATCTTAATTCTTCATCATTTTTTCCAAAATAAAAATGAATTGAATTAATGATATCATCTTTTATCCAAGCTACACCATCTTTAGGAGTTCCATTTAAATTAAAATCTATTTCATAATTTTTTATTAATCCTCTACTACCAATATAATCTATAGGGGTTATTAATTTTGTTATGTCTTGGTTTTCTTTAAGTAAGGGATTATTACTTAGGTATTTTTTTAAATCGAAATTGTCCATTTTTTTATTAGTTAATAATTGAATATTTAGTATAAATATATGAAAATATTAGAAGAGAGACACGACAATTTATATATTAATATATATTATTTCCAAAATTTTAAATAATCTTCTTTTAAGAATTTATTTAACATATTTAATTTAAACTTATTCATCATAAATTGAGTTATATTTTTGTTTAAATTATATACTGTTTTTTCTTCACCTGAAATAGTCCACTGAAATTTAAATGGAATATATAGTTGCCAAAGGTATGAATTATCTTTAGTTGAAAGTTTAGTAAAATTATCTTTATTAATTTCTGTATAAGTATATTCATTTGCTTTTTTACAAAAATATCTTGTAAATTCTCCTAATGTATATTCTTCTTGGGTTGGGAATGGATTAAATGAATTAGGTATAATTTTATCTCCTAATAATTTATTATTTAATTTATTATATCTAAGAGATAAATCTGTATTTGATATTAAATTTGGTTGAGATTCAACTTCAAATGCTTCTGATGTTTGATTTGAAATAGAAGGATTTGAGAGTGAAGTTATTAAAATTAATTCTTGTATTGATTTATCTTGGGGATTTTTACCAGTATAAAATTTTCCATCACTTGTTTTCCAATAAAAACCTATATAATTTTCATTATTAACTTTAAATACTAATTCACCACCATTAGTGTAAATATTAGTTTTTATTTGGGAGTTAGGATAATACATTTTAAACTATTTTTATAGGTGTTATTTTTCCTTGTTGTGCTAATAATAAAGCTTTATTTGATAATCATATGATGAAAAAAATAGTCTAAAATTGATTAGACTATTAATTATAAAAATATAAATTTATTAAATTCTAAACTTATCACCTTCTTCTAAAGAATAATTTATTACTTCATCAGCTGCTTTAATAAGAATATCCTTTTTACTTGGATCAGATACTTCATATTCATAATCTTTTTTGTTTTTATCCCATTTATAAACAATTTTATATATTTGATTATCTTTTAAATCTTTTATTTTCATAGTACCTCCATCATGTTCTTCAGAAGGAAAAGGATCTTGAGGACGGGGGGTTGTTGTTATTTTTGAAGAAATTACTTCATAATCCCATTTTTCTTTATTTTCTTGGTTTTCTTTAAGTAATGGGTTATTACTTAGGTAGCTTCTTAAGTCGAGATTGTCTTGCATTTTTTTTTATTAGTTAATAATTAAATGTTTGATATAAATATATGAAAATTTATTTTAATAACAACGATTATAAATTATTATTAAGCCAAGGAATTAAATTTATCTATTGCTGTTTTATAAATTGCTAATTTACCTTCATATTTTGGAGTTCCTTTAGTATATTCAGCCTTAGCTGCAGGACTCCACCATTTATTGATATAAGTATTTGTCCATAAATCTCCATTATTACCATCAAATCCTTTTGTTTTTACTCTACTAGCCATAAAATCCATAAATGATTCATCACTAGCGAATATAGCAAAAGATCTTTGAACTCCTCCACTATCTACACGACTATATTGACCTATTATTCCAGGTGCTCCCCATCTTGAATTATCTGTTTGGACTCCAGCATAATTATGACCTCCTGCAGATTTAAAAGCATTTCCTACTTTATTAGCTTCAGCCCATAATATAGCAAATACAGCTTTACCTAAATTTTCTCCATATTTTGTTTTTAAATATTTTGCAGCTTTATCATAAGGTAATAAATCTGGGGGAGGGGGTGGGTTAGTAAAAGCTAATTCAGGATAAGCTGTTTTAGGATTATTTCTAGCTTCATTTTTCATATCAGGGGAAGTTAGTATAGAAGGTTTGTTTGTATTAGTAGGACTAGGTATAGTTCCTGTATCTTTAGCTAATTCTAAAGTATCTATAACAGGAACTGAAACTGTTTCTATTATAGTTTCCCATCCACTTTTATTTATTTTATGAGTTACTCCTTTAATAATAAAATTTAAAGCATCTGGATAATCAGAAGGTAGATAAGATGTATCTATTTTTAATTTTTGATAAATTTTAATACCAGATATCCCATCCATTGTTAATGAAAGATTAATTGGAAGAAAACCTTTACTACTTACAGGAGTTGTTGGGGGTAAATATGAAGATAATTTGGGTTGATTGGTTTTAAAATTTTTTAAAGCATTAACTTCTGTTAGTTTTTTTAATTTAGTATTTAATAAATCTATTTGTCTTAAATAAGTTAAAAAATTAGTAACTAATTGAGTACCTCCATCTATATCTTCATCTGATAAATTGTATGAAACTGTTTTAACGACGAATTTAAAATAATTATCAATTAATTGTTTATTAGAAGACATAGTTTCATCTATTTCTTTTCTTATACTTAGTGTAGTTTGGGAGGAATTTTTAGAGGTATCATTTGATAAACCAGAAGTCATATTTTCCCCTATAATAGGAGCTAAACCAACATTCCATTTTGAAAATGCTGTTGCATCTTCTCCAACTACACCCCCATTGGCAGTAGCACCTATTGTCATCATAGCTGCTAGATCATTTGTAATTTCAGTTTTTAATGAAAAATCCCTTACAAATCCTGCTTGAGTTGAATTATTATAATATCCATATAATAAAATTTCAGTTGAATCTTTAATTTTATCCTTTAATCCCATTATATTTTCATAATTTGGGATTGGAGTATTTTCAACTACTTTTATTATATTTTTATCTTCATCAATTATGACTTCTAATTTATTTATCCCACCTAAAGATTCATTAACTCCATCTAGAATACCTTGAACTAATTCTATAAAATTTACTTTTCCATCTTTATCCTTTTTTTCCTCTAATAATTGAAGAATAAAAGCCATATTAATATAAACATTTTTTAATAAACCAATAATATTCCCTTTATTATCAATATCATATTGATATGGATTAAATTTTAGAGCATCTAAAGTCATTAAATTTCCAATAATATAACCACCCACTAAACATTTTTTAGGATTACCAGATAATTGTCCTTTCTCAGTATACATTATTACTTTATTTTCTGGTTTTGATAGATCATCTAAATTAATTACATCAATTAAGGGTTGATGATTAGATGGATTATCAACATTTACTGGGATTAATAATTTGAGAAGATTAAATAATTCTCCAAATCTAATATAAAATAATTCATTAACACCCATTACTCCTTCTAATCCATACAAAATATAATCTGCATTATCAGGATTCCCTGTTTTTATAGGAAAGTTTAATTTTTGTTCAAGATCAACTCTACTAATGGTATCTATAGTATCCATTTTTAAGTCAACGTTTTTATCAAAAAGTAATTTCATTGCTTCCCAAAAAACATATCCTATTGTATGAGAAAATCTAAATTTAGTAATCCAATCTTCATCATTTTCAGGAGCATCATCACTGTTATCTCCCTCTTTAACATCAGTTGGAGAAGTTACTGCTAAATCTCTATGATAAACATTCATCTTAAGAGATTCAATAACAGCACCTAAACTTATTATTTTAAGAGTTATATCATATGAACCATCTCTATTAAAAGTCCAATCAAAATTCTGTACTTTACCATACATCGCATCATAATTTCCAGCAGATGCTTCTCTTTGTTTATTTATAGCTTCTAAAACTTCATTATCAGTTTTAAATTCCTTAGCTAAAAATCTAGATGATATATCAAAATTTTGAGTTGGGGTTATTTCTCCATTTGAATCAATAATGATGGTATGACCCCATTCTAATAAAATTGGAAATCCAAGTCTGAGATATAAAATATTTAATATTTCAAATTGGGTTCTATCCCAACATTTGATTTGAATTGTTCCTTCTCGTATTGAACCTCGGTTTCGGAATTTAGTTTCAGCTGATTTAATACCAGCCATAGGTCTAAGACCAAAATCATTACCTCCTAAACCATAAGCTTTATTATCTAAAATACTTTGACCTTTATCATTTCCTCTATAAATTCCTGCATTTAAAGTTTCAGGGGAATTTTCATCAAAAACACCTCCAAATAAAATAAATCTTTCGGCTAAACGAGTATCGGTAAAGTTATGAGGATATAAACCAATTTTTTTCATTCTATCATCATTGTCAACTTTAACACCTGATGTTAATTTTGTCCAACCTGTTTTAGAATTTAAGTAGGAAAGAATCTTAGAATCTCTGTTTTGAGAACCATGAACTTTTTGTCTATTATCTATTTGTTTATTAACCCATTCATCAAATGGTTCTCCTACTATATTGGCCATAACTAAAGATTAATCTTATTAAATTTATTTATTATCCCAGGAACATTGGAAGGGATTCTTAATTGAATTCCTTCTGGTGGTAATAATGAATTTTGTTTTAATGTACCATTTGCTATTGAAATAATCCACCATAATGATTCATCTTGATAATATTGTAAAGCTAAAACATCAAATCTATCTCCTTGAACTGTTGTTACATAGATGTCGTCTTCAGAAAGAGCTATTTCAGGGTATTTCGTAGTTTGATATACTCGTTTTCCATCTATTTTGATTTGATTTATATTTTGATAACGATACATTAATCTAATTGATTTATATAAGATTTCAGTTTTTCATATAATAAATAGGCTTCATTGTCTTCTAATTCAGCAATTGAATCTTTTATTATAGTTACAATTTTATTATAATGTTGATTTACATTATTATTTAAATTTTCAACTAATTCATCTTCTGATTCAGGATCTAACCATGGTTTATTAGGATCAACTTTATCTTTAGATAAATCTCCTTTATAAGGAACAACGCTAACCCATCCTTTATTTATAGCTGTTTTTATTTTTCTAAGTACATTTACAGCACCTTTTTGTGGATCTTGGTATTCTTGAGAGGCTATATCTAAAGCAAAAACATCCAAACTAGTAAATTTATTATCTCCATACATTTCTTCAATATACATTCCCATATCTTGAATTATATTTTCATCTCTAGTATTCAAATGGTAATCTTCATTTTTACCAGAATCATCATTCAAAAAATCAGATAATAATTGACCTTTAGCTGTAAATTCTAATTGAGAGTAGGTATTATTTTCTTTTAAAATTTTTCTAATTTCTTCCTTTAGAAGGATTTTTAGTTTTATTTTTTTCATATTATTTTTTATAAAAGATTATTTCATCTCCATTACTTTTAAATAAAACATTTACTGGGCCTTTTATTCCTGGATATTGATTAAAAAATTCTTCTTGAGAGAGTTTTTGGATTTTTTTAGCAAATGGGGTTTTTTCTACATTTAATCTTCCATCTATTTTTATATCATTAGGTAATGATTCCAAACCCTCAACATATAATGATTTAATATGTAATCCTTTAGGTAAAGTTTTAACAAATTTACCTAAGGACATTTCTCCAGTTATTTTTATATCTGTGGGGATTTCTTTCAACATTGATGAATGAGCAGTTAAATCACCTTTTATAGTTAAATTTTTAGGAAGATATTCTATTTTAGAATTAAATAAAACTAATTCCCCATTTACAACCATATTATCAGGTAATTTAATATTAGGACTTCCTATTAATTCTAAATCTCCTTTACTTCCATTTTCAATATAATCCCAAACTAATTGTGAAAATTTATCTGTTTTTTTATCAGAAGTTTTATTCCAATCATCCATTAAATTTACATTTTTAGTTAATTTTAACCAAGATTTCCAATCTTTATAAGTTAAATATTCATTTTCAGATTCATCTTCATATTCTTCCTTATCTATGTCATAATTTTCAGTATCCCAATTTTTATAATAATATGAATATAATAAATCATTTACTTTTTCAGGAGTATTTAAAAATGTTGATTTTTTTATATAATCAAATAATGTTTTATTTAAAAAATCTTTTGGTTTTTCTATTCCTTTTTCTAATGAAAAGGATTCATTATAAAAATTCCCAATAAAAGCTTCCTCATCAAAATTTTTTGAATTTTTCAATAATTCATATAAATCATTAGGATCTTCTACTTCTGTTTTGTAATATTCAAATTCAGATAAAGATTCATTTAATAAAGGATTATTATAAAGGTATTTTCTTAAATCAAAGTTATCCATTTTATTATTGATTATTTAAATATCTGTTTTCCAATCCACTAGGTAATTCCCCATTTTGTACTTTATCTGCTAATTTTTCTAATTTTTTATCAAGAATTTCTCCTGTTTCATCATCATATAATCCTCTTTTAATTAATTCCTTCACCATTAATTCACCCTCATCATCAGATGAGGATTGATCATCAGCATAATATTTTATCAAGGTTTCATTAGATAAACCAGATATAAATTTTTTATTTAATACTTGCGGTAAATTTAGATTTTCTTTAAGTAGTGGATTATTTTTTAAATAACCGTTTAAGTCAAAATTATCAGTCATGTTTTAATTGTTTAATTGTTTAATTGTTTAATTGTTTAATTGTTTAATTGTTTATAAATATATGAAGATGAATTTTAATAACAAAGACTATTATCAATTATCATAATTACTATTAGATCCGTTTGTTAAGGCAATAAATGGAGTTTTTCCTAAATTATCCCATTTGGCTTTTTTAGGAACAAATTCATGAATTGGTGTAAATGAAAAATTACTTACTCTAATTATATGAGGTAATTCCTTAACAGATTTATCATATTCTCCTTTTTCATCAATTCCTATTTCCCATGTTGTATCTTCTGAAATATCATAAGTTAAAGAAGTTATAAAACCTGGTTGTTCATAAAAATAACCTCCAATTGTTAATTGAACTAAAGGACCTCTCATATAACCAAAATTACTATAATCTGGTGCTAATTGGGAAGCTAAATAATTTAGTTTTTTATACATTGGTATTAACTCAATTTTTGATTGAGCTGCTACTGTGAAAGATAATGAAACTTTTCTGTCAAACCCACTATAATTATAAAATTTTTCACCTCTTCCAACATAACTTGTTGAATCCCAATCAGCATTATATGAATCATTTATTGTATTCAAAAATGCTCTAAAATGTATAAATACTATTTGAGATGGATCATTATTATCAATAGCTGCTATTCTAAATTTAACTAAATCATTTGTTGGTTTGGTGCCATCAGGATTAACTTCTTTTGATTGATATAAAGGTAATGCTGTTATCTTATCATATGAATTTACAGATGCAGCTCCCTCTTTAGAGCCAGATGAATAAGAATTTAAATTTTTACCAAATGGATTACCTGGATCTCCTAGATTAACTCTATTTTCAATATTTTTATTTGAATAATCAGGAGATTCAGGTACTATATTTTTTTGTTTTGATTGAAAAGCTTCATCAGATTTTGAAATTCTTTCTCTTAGTTTTTTTCTAAAATCTTGTAAACCAGTTCCTGTATTACTATAGGTTTTTCCATCAATTAGTTCTTTATAAGTATAAACTAAACTTTTAGTTATTTCTTCTGGTGGTTCGGAATTGTCCATACTACCACTAGAATAATCATATATTGTTGTTTTTTTATTATTTAATGAATAATACCAGTTGGAACTTTTTGAAAATAAACCTGATTTTCCTGAAGTTAAAGTAATACCCTCATTAAAGGTATTTTCAAATCCTGAATTTGAGTGATATTTAGAATATAAATCAGAAACACCTAATGGTTTTTTAATAGATGATTTAATATCATCTCTATTAGTTAATTCTAATAAACCTTCACCAGTTAAATTTTTACCTTGATTATTTATTGATGGAACTGTTGTTGATAATTTCAAGGTTGTTTGACCAACTCCTAAAACAGAACCAGGTCCACCTGGATATTGTAATAAATTTACTTTATCTTGTTTAAGAGAAGTAATTCCATTTATTGAAAATATTTCTTGATTACCTTTTATCTTTACATTATATAAAGAAACTAATCTATTTGAATCTTTTAAATCTAATAAACTCCCTAAAAATGTTTTATTTTGAATTAAATCTTCATAGGTTCTTATACTTCCAGGAGATCCAGGGAATGGATTTAATCCTTGTTTATTTAAATGAAATCCAAAAGCACCAACCCCAGCTTGAGCTATTGTTGATAAAGGTGTATAAATATTTTCATTCAAAAAACCACTTGTTTCTGTTCTAACAGCGTTTCTTGAAAGTAAATTTTGTTTAGCTATAAATAATAAACCTGATGGAGATTTAAAATCAGTAAAATATTTACCTAATCTTATTGTATCTAATACAGAATTAGCTAAAGTAAGATTTCCACCCCTTAATAAAAAATCAGGAGAATTTAAGTTTGGATTATCACCTTCAGGAATTTTTGTAGTAATATAAGGTTGAGAAGATGAGCCCCCTCCAGGTTTATCGTTCCCGTATTTTAAAGACTTGAGGTTAGTTTTGAGGTTAATTAGCATATTTAAAAGTATATCCTTTTGCTTTTATTCCTTTATTACAAGCTAATCGTATTAAAGTTTCACTAATATTTAATATTCTGTTTATTTCTCTAACATTTTTATATATCACTCCTGTTTCAACACATTCTATATTTTTAATCCTTGATGTTGATAAACTAATTTTATCTTTATGTTCTTGTGTTTTTATTTTTCCTTTAGCAGATTGTGATATTTTATCTCTAATTTCTTGAGATTTACTTCCTAAATTTATTCTTCCTTTATTTAATCTACTTAATTTTTCACCAAACCCTTCAGGTTTTGATTTACCCTTAAGAGCTTTACTTATATTTTCAGATCGATCTTTTGAAATAAAATTTTTTGTTTTTCCTTTTTGGGGATTTCCAATTTTTTCTTTTACTTCTTTAGTATAATATTGGGTATGATTTCCTTCTAATAAAGATTTAGATATTTTTTGTTTGGTTTCTTCACTTCTATATCCACCTTTACCATCTTTAAGTTGACAAAATAAAGCCATTTTCCAACCAAATTCATTTAGGAATTGTTGTTTATAAAATAATTCTTTTTCATCTAGTTGTTCTAAAGAACATTCACATACTAAATTGTAAACATGATTTTCAGAACCATATTTCTTTAAAGAACTAAATATTATTGGTTGTTTATCTACTTGATAAGTTTCATATTCATTTTGTCTTCTAACCCAATCAATAGTTTGACCATAGTATTTTTTCCCATTAGGATTTATTATTTCATATATTCCTATCATTATCCAGGAAGATTGTCTATGTATTTAGATGGTGTTACTCCATTTAAATCTAACTGACTAGGCATTGGAAGTGGGTTATTTACTCCATCAACATATTGTTGATATTGAGAATTAATTAATTGAGCTCCTTGTCCATCTAAAGAATAAATATGTAATTTAGATTGGTTAGTTGCTAATGGATTAGTATCTACTTGACCTCCATTTGCTATTGAAAGAGGTGAACCATTGTTTTGTAATTTATCTATAAGTCCCATGTTTTGATTTTGTTTATAAATATTATTGAACTTTAGAAGTTCCTACATTAGCTGATGTACCTAATTGTGTTGCGTGATTACCTAAACCTTCTGCTACTTTTTTACCATCCATATTTACAGCTACATTGATTGGTTTTTGGTTTTGAGCATTAGTTGCTGCTATGAGTTGATTTATAGCTGCTAGTAAAGCTGCATTATCTGAAGATCCACCTGAAGATTGTTTGTTTTTATTACCTCCTAAATTAGTACCTGCTATTATGGAATCATCTTTGTCTAATTGTATAGATCCTTTTTCACCTGAAACTATTAAGCCTCCTTTTGGATCGATAGCACCATCTTTTATTTTTCCTAATAGTGAAAAACCTGCTGCTGTTGCTGCAGCAGCTGCTGCTATACCTAATGGAACACCTACTACTGGAATTGTAGCTAATGAAGCATATGCTTTATAAGCAGCAAAAACAATTGCTAAACCAGCTAAATGTTTTAATAATTTTCCTACCATACCTAAAGGACCTATCATACTTGAAATTGCAGATCCCATTTTTTGGAAGATTTCAAGAGGAAATGTAATTATCTTAACTAACATTCCTACTAAACCTAATATTGAACTTAAAGCATCTAAAACAGGCATTAAAGGTTCTGCTAGTGAAACAAATAATTCTTTTAATTTTTCAACAGAAGCATTTAACTTTTCCTGAATTGATTGTTGGTTCATTAATCCTTCAATCCCCTGTTTCTTAATATCAGCTTCAGACATTCCTCTAGCTCTAGCTGCCTCTAAAGCTGCTTTAGCATCTTCTGCTTGTTTTCCAGATAATCCTTTTAATGCTTCTTGATCAGTTAAAGTTTTAGCTAATTCCTCACGAGACATACCAACTGCTTTAGCAGCTGCCTCTTGTTGAATTCTATTTAACTTACTAAATTCAGCAGCACTACCATAATTTTTAGCTATTTCTTTAGATAAACCTTCCATATCATTATTCAATGCATATAGACGAGCTTGTTCTAAATTTAAATTTTTACCTAATAATAATTCTGCTTCTAATTCATTAGATATAGATGATTCGATTTGTAATAATGAATTAGCAATATTGTTTACTTGTTCAAGATTCATACCTAAAGCTTTTGCTTGAGCAGCTGCTTGAGCTATTAGTCCGGGAGTATTTCCTAATGATAGTTTTGTAGCAGCAGATGATTTAGCTACATCACTCATTATCTGTTTTTCATTTAATAAAACTCCATTTTTTAAACCTGTTACTTTAGCAGCATATAAAGTACTAGCAACATTATCTTCTATACTTTTTCCAGTAGCTAAAGATAACTTTTGCATTTCATTTAATTCATCTTGAGCAAGACCAGCTTGTTCTCTGAATTTAGTCATTGAAAGTGCGTCTCTTTCATTTAATATAGCATTACTACCTAATGCTTGACCTATTGCTAATACTGAATCTCGTATTCCTTTTGTATTGACATTTATATCACCTGTAGAATTAGCCCAACTATTAAAAGTTTGATCTAAAGCAGCAGCGTCTTGATATGACATATTCATACCTTTAGCAAATTCACCAATACCTTTATCTAAATCAGTAATAGCTGTAAATATTTGTTTAAATAAAAATAATCCTATTGTTAGAGGATCTGTTAAAGCCATTTTAACATCTTTACCAACAGATTTAAGGGCTGCTCCCATCCCTGATAATGATGATTTTCCATCTTCAATATTATCCCTTGAAGCTTTTAAGGCTTTTTCTGTATCTACAACATCCCCTATAAAAGGGATTTTTGATATTCCCTTCAAAGAAATCCCAGTTAATCCTATTTTTTTTTCTATGTCTGTTACACGTTTGAGTTCTTTTTCTAAATTATTATTTAATTCAGTTAAAGATCCATCTTGTCCTTCTATTAAAGCCTTTATTTCAGCTTCTGATTTTTTTATGTTTTGTAATTGATTATAAGCAATTTTATCATTTTTAAGATTTTCAGCAGAATATTTTTCTAATAACATCTCATTTTGTAAAGTATCTTGTGCTGATTTTAATCTAATTTTTTCTAAAGTGGTTCTTTCTTGAAGGGTTTTTAAATCTTTAGTAGTTAAATTATTCAAACCTCTTTGAGAAAAATTTAATTTTTCTGATATATCAGTTAAAGATCTGAAACTTTTGGTTGAAGCATTTAAACCTTGGGAATAATTTTTAGTTTGTGATACTAATTCTCGGAAATTGGAAATTAAATATTCAGTATCTTCACCTAATTGTTTAGCTTCAATATTAAGACTCTTAAATAAAGCTTCAATTGCTCCTACATTTTCCTCAATTGGTTGGAGATTTACTAAATTAATATTTTTACCTAATTCTTTAGATAAACGTTCAATTTCTTTTAATTTATTTAGTAAGTCTTGTGCTGATTTAGGATCTAAAGCCATTATTAGGTTTTGATATAAATATTATAGATAAAAAAGACTTGAATTTCTCCAAGTCTTTAAATTAAATATAGAAGATAAATTATTTATATAATATATTACGTACTTCTTGTTTAATAATGTTACGTAATTTATCTTCCAATAACATATTTTCTTCTACTCTATCAACATCTTTTAATTGTTTATCAAAATAAACAGTAGAATAAACATTAGGAATTCGTCTTATAGTAGTTAATGAAGGTTTACCATTTTTCATGACTATTTTCCCATCTTTATCTTTTAATATAAATTCTTTACCAAAATCAACATCCACCCAATCTAACATTCCTCTAGAATTAGCTGGACCTCTATTACCAGATGAAGTTCCTACTATCTTACCAGTACCAAATTTCTCATGTTCAAAATTAGTATTTATTCTATAATCTGTTCTTATTTTATAAGGAATATCTTCTTCTTTGGTTTTTTCTGGTTGGGGAGGGGCTACATATTTATCAAATAATTTATCTAAATTAATTTTAAATTCATACTCTACATTTTGTTTTACTTTAACAGGAAGTTTGTTATCAGGATATTCTCTTTTTAAATGTTTAATAGATTCTTCTATTAAATCAGAATCTTGTGTTGTTTTGGTAAGAATTAAAGTAATTAATTTATTATTATTTATAATAGAATTATATAAAACTCCTAGATCATCTTTATATGTTGGTGGTGTTTTACCATCAGATGATTTAACTTTCATTAAAATAGGATAAAATTTTCCATTATGTTCTAATATTGGTTGAAAAGTCTTCATTACAATATTATTGGAAGTAGATTCTCCTACACTATTAGATTGCAATCTATTAATTTTTTGATTAAGAGTTGATTCTAATAAGGGAATTAATTTATTTTTTACTTCATCTAAATTATATCCTTCGTATGAATCTTTATTTAATATTACATCCAATATTTTACCTCTTTCAGATAGTCTATCATTATAATGTTTTGTTATTATTAAAGATTCTTTTAACACAATAATTATATAATTTTAAATTTCATTAACAATAATTTGACCTTCATAATCTTTATTAAAATGTTTACCAATTTGTATAACTTTATACTTTTTCAAATTACCATCATTATATTCATCATGGAAAAAAACATCACCTACTTGATAATTTTCTTTAGTATAACCTATATATGGTATATGTTTATTTAAATCGTATATTACATATGGTTTTTTTTTTACTTCATTTAAATTGTTCCATATTTTTTTAATAATATCAGGAATTTCATCTAAATCTATATTTTCACTTTCAGAATCTAACATCATTAAAAAATCATTAACTACTTCAGGAGTTATTTTTTTATTTAAACTATTAAATTTATTTAATGCTTGATTTAATTTATTTAAATCTATATCATAATCTATAGAATCATAATCATTATCTTCTAAATATTTATTTAAATCATCTAAAGTTGAAAAATTATTATTTTCTTGGTTTTATTTAAGTAATGGGTTATTACTTAGGTAGCTTCTTAAGTCAAAGTTGTCTTGCATTTTTTTTTTATTAGTTAATAATTAAATAATTCCCCAAGAACCTGGTGTTTTGATGTTTTGTTGAAGGTGTTGTTTTAATTCTTCTTTAGAGATTAATATTTTTATACTTCCATCTGAATTTAATGAAAATATGGGTTTAAATTCATCTCCATCTAAATTTGAAAGAGTTGGTTGGGCATATAAGGTGATATCTCCATTTGAATGGATTTCAGCGAATCCACCATAACCTTCTTCTCCTACATTATATATCCCTGGTTTGAAAGATTTTAAGGAATCATAATCAATTTCATCTTCATTTTCTTCAGAATTTTCTTTTTCATAAGTAAAACTATTTAATGAATCTTTTGAAATATTATCATACCATGTATTAAATTCTTTTTCATTGAATTTATCTAAATTAAATCCACTTATTTTATCCGAAATATAATCATAATATCCACCACCTCCAGAACCAACACCACCTAGTATACCATCTCCAAACTCAAATCCAGCATTTTCTAAATCTGAGGTTATATCTTGATTTTCTTTAAGTAAGGGGTTGTTACTTAGGTATTTTCTTAAGTCGAAATTGTCTTGCATTTTTTTTTATTAGTTAATAATTAAATGTTTAGTATAAATATATGAAAAAGATGTTTAAGTTACACGACAAATATTAAAAGCTACAAGGATTACTTGTAGCTAATAGGTCGTTTAGTATTAATAGGTCTATTGGTAGATGTTGATTGAGGTTGTGGTTGATTTTGGAAAGCAGTTTTATCTTTAATTTTACCATCACTTCCAATAGCAACATTTTGATTTTTATTTAATGTTTCTTCATGTTTCTTATTTTCATTATCAAAATGCTCTTTCATTTGGTTAAAAGTATATTTTCTTAGCCAAGTAGGCATATTATAAACAGTATTCCAATCATATCCTCCACCACCATGAAACACAATTTGGTGGATTTGACTAAATAAAGCTAATCTATGACTCGGAGCTGTCTCCAAACTCAGGCCAAAAAAACCTAATCCCAAGGGGAAGGTTTGAGGGTGTATCTCTTCCTTCGGGAAAAAAAGTAAGGTTTACACCAGGTTGTGTTTTTTTAATATGTTTTCTTAATTCTCTGGAATCTAATGATAATAAATCTTTATCAACAAAAGCTCGAATATTTTTATTATCTCGGTCTCCTTTCACAGATGTAATCATATATTTCATTCTAGTTCTAATTTCAAACGATTCATCTTTATGTAATTTTTTTAAACCAGATAATTCTTCTTTTATTTTAATTTCATCTCCATTAGTTAAAATTTTATAAGTAATTGGAGTTTCGGTATTAGGTAGGATGAATTCAAATTCATTTGTACCAGGAGTTATTTTAGATTCATCTAGATATTTATTATCTAATGTAGTTAAATCTACTGTTTCTTCTCTTCCATTAAAAATAAATTCATATTTTTTTCCTAAACCTAAAATACGAGCTGAAACCATAATAGCATCTAAATCACAAGTTAATATATCTTCATATTTTACAGGTGAAACTATTACTGATTGCATTAATTTATCTAAAACTGTTCCTTTATCAATATAAGTGGAATTAGTTAAAATATCTTCTTCTTTAGCTCCCATATATTTTATTTCTACTACTCCTGATGATAAAGGACTATCTTTAGGATATAATAAACCTTTGGAAGGTAATTCAATAGTTTCGGTAGGGAAATCGTGTTTGGTTTGTTCCATAATTTTTATTTAATAACTTTATTATAAATATATTAAGATAAAGGAGTTATTTCTCCTGTCTTTAAATCAATATTTCCATCTCCATATTTTTGTTGGAGGTGTAATGTTAAATTTTGTTCTTTATTTTTCAATGCTCCAAATTCAACTATTAGTTCCTTTTTAATCTTATCTAAAGTCTGAAATTCATATTCTAATTGTCCTAATTTTAGAATTAGGTTTTGTGTTTCTAATTGAAGTTTAGATAAAGATTCTATTTCTTCTTGGGTAAGTTTTTTATTGTCCATAAATTTTATTTGTTATAATATAATAAAAGCCTGCCAAATTGGCAAGCTTAAATTTAAAGTTTTGAAATTATTCTCCTTCAGAAACTATAGGATCATAAGCTGCATCTTTAGTATTAGGATTGGAGGGATTGAAGAAGTTTATATCACCATTAGAACTAACATCTTTAATCTTTGAATTAACTGAATACATACCTCCATTAACACTAGGATTAACTTTGTTAGAGAAATTTTTTAATATAGCTCTGATATTATTAGGTATCCCATCAGAAATACTATTAACTAACTCACCTGCTTTACTTCTAGTATCACGTGATGTTCTACCTCTTTGAATTTGTTCTAAAGATGATTTAAGTAATGGAGAAATATATAATTTATAACCATCTTGACCTTTCATTAATTTAAAATGATCTTTAAATTTATTATATACATCTTTAGTTAAGGTGATAATTTCAGGAACAAAAATACGAGATTTCTTTTTTATATCTTGTTCGTATATATTTTCCTTAAGGATTTTACGTACTTCTTCTTTAATCAGTTGTTTTAGTTGTGATTTATTCATTTTTGTATATTTTTAATTATTATAGAGATATTTTTTTAAATCAAAATTATCCATCAGTATGTATTTATAATAAATATATGAAAACTAAACAAATTGTTCAACTAAATCCATTAAATTATTATTAACTCTAATATCGTGTTGTATATTAATAGTTCCATGTAGTATT